TAGCTTAACTTCGTTTATTTAATTGATCTAACTCTTGTTGAGTTAGTTTTCCACTAGCCATAACACTTTGTAAATGACCTCTGATTTTGTCTACAAGATTGTAGGCTACCCAAAGGTATGTACGTTGTTCAGTCTCAGTGAATTTTGTATTAAAGATTTCTTGTTTATATATCTCAAGAAGATCTTCAAATGCTGTTTTAAGTAAAGGGTCGTTAAGTAGCTGTTCAGCTCTCTTGCCCTGTCTTATCTGTTTTTCCTTGTTGTCCATTTCGTTGTTCCTTAAAGAACATGTTTTGACCTTTTACTAATTCTTTCATTAGGTCTCCAGATTGTTTTAAGTCCTCTTGTTCAATCATAGATCTTCGTTTTAATTCTTGTTCATCTATTTTAGAACCATATTGTAACTCAAGTTCTTTAATTTTCAACTCAAAATCTAGAAGTTGTTGACGCATAGATCCTTCTATACGTTTGATCTCAACTTCAGCTTTTAGCTGTGCTCTTTGGTTTTCACCTTGTACCTGAGCTAATGTAACCTTCTCAAACTCTGAAGGTGGTTTAGGAGGTAATTGAGGCATTTGAGCTGCACCAACTTCTGGATCCATAAAGTATGGTTCCACACCATTTAAACCTGCATTTTCAATTAATTTCTTTAATGTATTATAAACATTTCTCATGCTTACCATAGGACCAAATGCATTCTGTTGTAAGTTTATTGCCTGCATTTGTCTCTCTAAAATAGCATTAAGTAAAATTAATTGTTGTTCTTTTGAACCAGTTCCTAGTCCAACTTTAACAGATACATTAATTCTATTTTTCCATTCGTAAGGTCTCATTGGTATATACTTACCTCTAATTCTTACGATCTTTTCTTTTTGTTGATACTTGCATACCAACTCAAACATTTTAAGTGCTAAATCTTTAACACCTGTTTCAGCAAAGATTCTAGCAATCAACTCCATTCTCATTTGAGATTGAGTTAATACTTGGTTCATACCTGTTGCAGTACTATTATTTAAACTGTCTGCATTTAAACCTTGTGATGTTTTACTAACACCAGTTCTAGTTTCTTTAACTGCATCTAAGTATGCTAACATACCACTAGCTTGTTCTGTAATAGGTTGAGCTGTGATAGGCATCATAACATTTTGAGGTGGTTGTTTAGTTCTAACAATTCCTCCAGGACGATTAGTTAATAGATCGTCCATAGCTACTTGACCATCTTGTATGGCAACTCTATTGTTATTTGTTAGATACATATTGTCTAACATTTGTCTCATAACAGTAGATTTAATTAATTGAATATCTTCTACTAATTCTGCAATAGATCTACCATGAAATCTGTGAGGCATAATAACAGGAGTCATAGTTACAAAAGGAATTGTATCTACTTCTTCTATATCTAATAATTCTTTTCCTGTTCCAGCAACAGTAATTTTAACTAATTCAGATCTACCATCATCATCAAGATCCATTTTAACATAACATTCATGGATTAAAACATCTTCCGTAGTTTTATCTCCATCATTATCTCCATGTGAGAAATCTACATTTTGATGTCTAACAAATTTATCTTCAGTATAAAAATCAGGATCTCCTGTTGGTAGACTTGCAACCATGTCAGGATCATATCCCATTTCAACTAATTCTGTTTTAGTTTTGTTAGTTCTATGACATACAAAATTAGCAGATTGTAAATCTTTACATCTTCTTTCAATTAAAAATTCTTCAGGTGGTACAGGTTCAATTCTAACTTGACCATATAGTTGTGTTCTATTAATTACAACATCGTGTAAATTATTAACATCTAGTTTTTTACCTTTTTCATCTAAAATAGGTTCTTCATATTCTGTATGATTTTTAACTTTTACTTGTGGATCAGAAACAAGATCAGCAAACTCATCATCATTTAATCTTGTATATTCTTCTCTTTCAGTCTTGTTTGAATCATCCCAATAAACTTTTAATATTCCATTCTTTTGAATTAAAGCATCTTTAAATGCAGAATATAAAGCTGTAAATCCATTGTTCTCTTTTAAAAATACGTAATTCAAATAATCAGAACATTGTCTTGCCATTTCTTCATCTTCAGGTCCTACACCTTCACAATCAAAAACACTATCTCCTGAAGTAAAGATCTTCATAAGAGATGGCATTAAACTTTCTACTGTATCCATTACATCATTTGAAACTACTTGAGATCTACCTTCTTGCTCATTACCAAGAGGCATTCCTAAATAATATTCTAATGATTTTTTTCTTCTAGCAACTAGCTCACCACCAATATATCCACTGGCATTGTGTATCTCTCTGCTAAGTATTGATAATATTTCTCGTTTTGATTTTTTCATACTATGTATCTTGTATCCAATCTAATTGGTTTATTCCATTCTGTTGTATCTATTGGGTCATGTACACATCCGTACCTAAAGGCATCAGCTGCGTGTGAGCACCAGTCATGGAGAGGTTTATTTTTAAACACTTGGTTCTTATCATCCCATTGTTTACGATATTGTCTTAATGCATCTAATCCTACTTTACACTTTTCTCTATCAAAATAACAATATGGTAAAAAATTTCTAACTGATTCTATACCGTGATCTACTTCTAATTTAGGTGCTACTTCAAAGTCAATACCTAATTCGTTTGCAACTTCTAATCTCGATTTACCTGTTCCTAGTTCTCGTGCCTGGATATCATGAGGTGCAACATGTCTACTATATGCATAACCTTTGTCCTCTAACACTTCTGCATAATGTGCTAAAGATTCTCCAGATGTTTCGTAATAATCTATAATATGTAATTCATTACCTATTCTTTGAACGAACCAAATAGCTGTTGAATCTCCTATCCCCAAATCCCACCATGTTTCCACACCTACATGTGTATCGACAGGCACGACTCCTATTCGTCCTTGTTGATCAGCTTTGGTTATTAACCTTCCGTAATATGCTCCTGATACTGCTGCTGTAAAAGAACATTCAAATTCTTGTTCGTACTGTTCTTCCGTCATTATAGCACGAGCTTGTTCTAGTTCATCATCAGGTATTACTTTTGTTTCTGAAGCTCTATATAACTTTGCATACCAATCTTTATGTCCTCTTTGTGCAAAATCAAATATTTCCCAGAACTGATTGTGTCCCATTGGTGTACCGATAAATAAAACCCAACCTAGTTTATCAGATACAGCAGGACGAATAATTTCAGTCCAAACTCTTGGAGACATAATGGCGTATTCGTCCATTACAACTGCGTCAAATCCCATTCCTCGAATAGAATCAGGATGGTCAGCACCAAAGATTTGGATTCTTGCTCCGTTAAATAAATCTATTCTTAATTCAGTTTCGTTTCTACTACCACCTAAAGCCATAAGTGGTTTTGTATAAAATTTTAAATATTCCCAAGCAATTGCTTTACCTTGACGATATGTCGGAGCTATAAATGCACATAAACTTCTAGGTTTAGCAGCAGCTGTTTTAATTAATTCGTTAATAGAAAGTACTGATTTACCAAACCGTCTATGACAAACTAAAACATTAAAACGTTTTTTGTTATTATGTATTTCTAATTGGTAATCTCGTGGCTTATAAGGTATTTGTAAAATTCTTGTTTTAGTCTTTTTGCCACTCGACTTTGACTGCGATTGGTTCATCGGTTCCTATTTTAGTTGTTGAAGATGCTAACCTTGCATGAATGTAAGGTGCAGCTTTTTCGGCTGCGTACATTTTTTTATCAGGTGAACTCATAGGATTGTTTAACACAGAAAGTAAATAATCCAAGGGAGAAATATTGTATTTCTCTGCTAACTCAATCATTCCTTTCCATGGCTTTTTACTTTTAGCTCCTAAAGGTCTACCAGCACCTTCTCTTTTTCCACCATGATTATTTTCATTTTGAGAAACTTCATTCTCATAAGTTTTATCTTCTTCAACCATTATTTATACCATTTAGTTAAGTCTTGTCCTGCTAATGGAGTTTCGTGCCAAACTCGTCTTTTAGCCCATTTTTTTCTTTTAGCTCCACCTATCAAAGATGCACCCAATGTAATATATGGGTGTCTAAAAGCAGTTTTAGCAACACTATAAGCTAATTTACCAGGCGTAAATACGATGCCTTTAGCTGGTTTACCCCAACTCTTAAGCTCTTTCATAAACTTTGATTGTTTTGGTTTTTTACTAAACATTAGTATCTAACCTTTTTTCCTTTTTTCTTAGCTGCTTTTTTTGCTGCAGCTTTACCCTTTTTTGTATATGGGTATTTTTTCTTTCCTACTTGTGGCATATATCTCCTTTCTCCTCTATCCTCTTAATAATCCCCTCATTGCAGCGTCTCTAGTGGTCGGCATAGGCATATTTCGTGCCTGTGGCTGACCCATTTGTGCCATTTGAGGA